GACGTGCTGGACGTGTTGGCCAAACTTACCAAGCGGACGGCCGAGTCTTTTACTGGCGATTCCTTGAGTTAGGCACAAGTAAACAGCCTGCTACTCCGTTTTTACGCCCTGCTTTATACGAAAACATTGAACAAGTTACCGATAAATTTGTTCAAGTGTTTAATTTTGAACTCAGCGTGGTTTTAGGTGCAGCTTAATGATTGATGTTCCAATTTTTAAATTAGCCAGAGCAGATCCAGCGGTTAAGGCTCTACTTGAAAGCGATGGAATTTTGCGAGTCTGGAAGTTTGGAAGTGCTCCAGATGAGCCACAAGCGCCATATGTGACATGGCAAACAATTTCTGGTGATTCAAATAGCAACCTTGATTCACGTCCTGTTTCAGATAATGCAATTATTCAAATTGATGTATATGCAACTGATGAGGATGTTGTTGATCAGGTTGCGAAAGCAATTCGCTTTGCAATTGAACTTGATTGTTATGTAGTTCGATATGGTGAAGCAGATAAGGACCCAGTAACAGGAATGCCTCATTATTCATTTGACGTTAGCTGGATCGTAAACCGCTAAAAAATTTACTTCTAAATAAACCTGTCCTTAGCGGCAGGTTTATTTATGCCTGCTATCAGGCAACCACTGGCTAGGCTGATCCCCGAAAAGCACACTTTTCATGTTCAGTGTGCCTGCCAGTTCTTTTATTTGAACATGAGCAAGTAAGAGGAAATCTTATGAACATGATGACGACATTGAATTTACGGGCAATGGTCATTAATGATAATGGCGAAGCCAAAACCACGAGCTATGCAGTAGCTGAGGCATTTGAAAAACGACATTCTGATGTACTTAGATCAATAAAAAATATGAAGTGCTCACAGAAGTTCCGTGAACGCAATTTTGCGCTTTGCTTTGAAAACAACAAGTTACAGAATGGAAAGCCTAGAAAGTTCTATCAAATGACTAAAGATGGATGGATGTTTTTAGTTATGGGCTTCAATGGTGAAAAAGCCGATGCGATTAAAGAGCAGTTTATTGAAGCCTTTAACTGGATGACAAAGCAACTTACACAGGTATTTCAATCAAATTGGGCTAGATACAACCATGTAGTTGGTTATCGCGCAAAGAGAAAACAGGAGGTGAGTTGTTCAGCTAAAGATATGAATGCATGGAAGCAAGAAAAGCAATTTTTAGATAACGAGATCAAAGAGCTGGAAATGGTATTTCAACCCGAAATGACAAACTTCCAGCTCCAATAGACCACTTTTACAACCCCAATGCCACCACTTCGGTGGCTTTTTTTATGCCTAAAATTAAGGAGCGCTCTTAATGGCTAATGTTAAAACTCAAAAAACACAGTTATTTACTGTGTTAAATGGTCAAGTGGTTCGTTTTGTTTGCTCTAAACGGATTGACTTGGGGCAAGATTCATTTCAAAAAATTGATGTGACTTGTCTTGATGCAGACTCAAAACAGTATGTTCGCGGTATGCGTGATCCCGGCGAAGGTGCAGTAGAAATCGATTACGATGATACAAACACAAGTCATGACAAACTTATTGAAATTGCCGAATCTGGCGAGATTTTAGAATGGCATGTTGGCTCAGGTCATGCTGCAACGCCTCCGACCTATAATCCAACCACTGGTATTGATCTTCCTAAAGATCGCATGTGGTGGTCATTCAAGGGCTATATTAACCCTACAGCACCAAATGCTTTTGAAGTCGATTCTGTAGTTGGTTATTCATTCACATTGATTCGTACTTCTGGCGTGACTTCAACTAAACGCACGGTGGTTCCATAATGGCTAAGATCAGCATTACAGACTTAAAGCAGAGTGTAACCACTCTAAACGTTCCAGTTAAAAAAGCCGTCAAGTGGAATGTTGAAGCGACTGAAAGCAATATTGGGTCACTTAAAAAATTGACGAAAAACAATTCATTAGAACTTGGTGATATTGTTGAGCTTGAAGCTGATATTTTTGTTAAAAAAATGAACTTCAAGGAAAGTCGCGAGGCATCCAAAGCAATTGAATGGGATCTTAATTATGAGAATCTTGAAGATTCAAAAGTTAAGAAAATCGATTCAACTCACATGCAAGCTGCTCAATTACTTGGTTCAATTTGCTCAGATCAAAAGGGAACACCTTTTTTCTCAAGTGTTAATGACATCTACAAAGCAGAGCCTAGTTTAATAAATGCTATGTATGCTGCTGCTGATGAAGTTAATAATTTTTTGGGAAAGTCTCGGAAGAAGAGCTTGCAGACAGAGAACTCCTCATTGAACTCGTCCTCAATGGAATCGGTGGAAGCACCTTAGAAGAAGCTGAACAAAAACTTTCACATAGAGAGTTGATGTATTGGAGAGCCTATCGTCAAAAATATGGCTCTCTTTTCTTCGGTCGCCGTTTAGAGCAAAGCTTTGGAAGCTGGATGGCTCACTACACAGGATTTAAGGTTAAAGAAGGTACAAAAGTAGATCCTTATATATTTATGCCTCATGAAACGCCACCAGACGATGACAATTCATTGTCATTAGAGGAGTATTTTGAGAAGTATCATACTAACTAACCCTATCATAAGGTGGGGCATGTGACATTTACACACCGTTTTGTTAAATTGAAAAAAATTGAAAAACGGTGTGATTATGAATAGAGTCTTGATAATTTTTGCCCTATGTTTGGTGGGTGCTGGTTGCGAAAAAGACAATAAAATATCTTCTTCTTTCGCTTCAGAAAGCAGGGAAAAAGTTTCTGAATCCAATTGGAAGGTTGTAGTTAGTAAAGATGAAATGCGTAATAAGGAATTAAAATGGCTTGCTGTTAGGTCGGAGAATAATGCAGATCTAAAATTCCCATATGATGGAGAAAATAGACTTCAACTAGATATATTAGATTCTAAAACAGGCACACCAAGAGTTTTTTTAACAATAGATAAAGGCCAATATGATTGCGGGCGATATGGATGTGATGTTTTTGTGAAATTTGGCGAAAATTCAGTACAGAAAATGGATGTTTCCATTCATGATGTACAAGGTACAGATGGGACTATTCTTGCCTTCTATGGTAATTCTGCTGCTTTTTTAGAAAATATTAAAAAATTTAATTCAATTACTATTGAGGTTCCATTTTATAGAAATGGAACAAGACAATTCAAATTTAACACAACTGGTTTTAGTGAGGCTGAGAGTAAACTTTAAACCAGACCATCTCAATGAACCGCCGTAAGGCGGTTTTTTATTGCCCGGAGAAAAGAAATGGCTACAAATTCACTTGGCAGATTAACACTGGATCTAGTGGTTCAGACGGCTAGTTTTTCAGAGCCACTAAGTAGAGCTGAACGGCAGGCGCGAACATCGAGCCAAGGGATTGCTAATTCTTTAAATATTGCTGCTATTGCTGTAAGTGCATTGAGTGGAGCAGTGGCTGGTCTTTCAGTGGCTCAGCTTATTAATTTTAGTGATCAAGTTATTCAGACTGGAAATGATATTCAAAAGTTTTCAAAACTTGCGAATGCTTCAGTGCGTGAATTTCAGTATTACGCCAAAGGGGCAGAAACTGCTGGAATTTCATTGGAATCTTTTGCAGATAAAATGAAAGACATGCAAGATCGTATAGGCGATTTCCAACAAACTGGTGGTGGGCCTTTAGCTGACTTTTTCACCAATATTGCCCCTAAAGTTGGTGTAACGATTCAACAGTTTCAAAAGCTGTCCGGTCCAGAAGCACTTCAACTATTTTATAACTCATTGGAAAAAGCTGGAGCCTCTACCAATGATATGAAATTCTACATGGAAGCAATCATTTCAGATTCTTCTTTACTTATCCCATTGCTAGAAAATGGTGGTGAAGGATTTAAAAAATGGGGTGACGCGGCTGAAAAAGCTGGTGCAATCATGTCTGATGATTTGGTTAAAAGCCTAGCTCAAGCAAGAGAAAACCTTCAATTAATGGATTTACAATGGCAGGGAGTCGAGGCAAGACTTGTAAATAATGTTGTTCCTGCTATCGAAACAGTTATAGAGAATTGGGATGATATTAAAGCGGTAACTATTGCCGTATCTGCTGGCATTGCATCGAGATTTGTTCCTGCTTTGGTTGTCGCTACATATCAACTTGGGCAAACTGCTATTTTTGCAGTTCGTGCGGGCGTGGGCTTAGCAAGTTTTGCTAGATCTGCTGGTGCTACAGCTGGAGTCATGGCTTTACTTGGTGGTCCTGCTGGATTGGCAATGTTAGCAACACAAATTGCTGTAGCTGGTGGTGCATATTTATTGATGACCAAACACACTCAAGATGCAACAAGTGCATTTGAAGAGCAAGGTTTAGCACTTAGTGAACTTCGAGAAAAATATAAAAGCTTTACCGCAGCACAGTTAGCTATAAAAGGTATTGAGGCAAGTGAGGAGGTTGAAAAACAAACCAAAGAACTAAAAAGTCTTCTTACAGCGTTAGAACAATTTGAAAACGACTTGAAAGTTCAAGGTGATATTAAGCAATTTACAGCGATTCAAGCGTACCTTGCTAGCTTAAAACAAGGTGGGGATGAAGCTAAGAATGCTTTTGCTCAGCTACAAAAGCAAGGCTTGGTTAGTGAGAGTACACTTAAGTTTGTTGCTGAATTAGATACAAAAATTAATGCTGCAAATAACTCTATAGATCGTCAAAAAGAGATCCAAAAATTAGTTAAAGATGTTACTGATGAGACAACTAAATCACAGCAAGCTCAAGCAAAAGCTGTCAAAGACTCTACTAAGGCATGGCAATCACTGACACAAAAACAGCGAGAATATATTACCCAAGCTAAACAAGATGTACTTAGAGAAGGGTATATAAAGACACTTGTAAGAGAGGGGGTAAGTGTAGATAAAGCGAATGTTTATGCTGATGCACAGATCGCAGCAAATGGAGAAAATGCTTTTAAAGCACCATTGCCAAAGGATGTGCTACTTGCTGCCCGCGAAAACTTCAATCTAAAAAATTATACTTTTAGTAAAGACCAGTTGGCGGCAATTGCTCGTGCGCAAGGCATTGCAAAGACAAATAATTTTGCTCAAATCGAAAGTTTATATGGTTTGCCTGCCGGAACACTTGCTGCCTTGATTCTTCAAGAGTCTGGGGCGAATGCTGGAGCAAAAAGTCATACTGGGGCAACAGGTCTTTTCCAAACAACGAGTGTATTTAGAAAACAGTATGGTCTTAATTCAAAAAGTTCGATTGAAGAAGTTGCAACAGCAGCGGCTAAAGACTTGCAAAAACACTACCAAGAATTTGGTGATCGTGCAAAAGCCTTAATGGCCTACAATGCAGGTGCAGGTGGCTTAAGAACCTATTTGAAAGGTGGTCTATCAGATAGCAAGCGCAAAGAGGTTGCTGGTTACGTACCCGGTTTCCAAAAATGGTTCGCTGGAGTATCTGGGAAATCTACTGTAGATAATTCAATTTTAATGCCTACTCAGGCAGATCAACTTGAATTAATCAACAAAGCTGCCGAGTCTCAACAGGCTATTGATGAGGCAAGAAAAGAAGTTAACGCACGGTATTACACTGAAGCTCAACGACTT